AGCAACACTACGCTTCCTACCAGACGCAAATCCAAAGAACACATTTTTCTGGGCAGAACGAGCAATGATTCGTTTACCATTCAACGGAATCAAAGGCGAAATGGATTCCAAACAAGTTATGGTTCAAGTACCGTGTGTGGAAATGTGGCAAGAGGCTTGCCCAATCCTAGCAGAAGTACGTACTTGGTTCAAAGACAAATCATTGGAAGAAATGGGTCGTAAGTATTGGAAAAAACGCAGTTATATTTTCCAAGGCTTTGTGCGTGAAAATCCAATGAGCGAAGACAAGACACCAGAGAATCCGATTCGTAGATTTATTATCGGTCCACAAATTTTTGCTACTATCAAGTCAGCATTAATGGATCCAGAATTGGAAGAACTACCAACAGACTTGTTGCGTGGTTTAGACTTCCGCATTACTAAAACATCAAAAGGTGGTTACGCAGACTACTCTACATCAAAGTGGGCACGCAAAGAGTCAGCATTGACAGAAGCTGAACAAGCAGCTATCCAACAATATGGTTTGTATGATCTTTCAACATTCTTGCCAAAGAAACCAACGGACGTTGAGTTGAAAGTGATCAAAGAAATGTTTGAAGCATCAGTTGATGGTCAACCATATGACACAGAGCGTTGGGGACAGTACTATCGTCCAGCAGGTGTTAATGCTCCAGCAGGAGGTTCAGCTCCAGCAGTTGGCCACGATGATGATGCACCAGCATCTGTGTCTAAAGCCGCTCCGGTAACAAGTGCATTTGACGACGACGAGCCAGCAGTGGCAAGTGCTCCAGTACAAGCTGCTCCAGCAACTGGCGCTAACAAAGCCGAAGATATTTTGGCAATGATTAGAGCACGTCAACAGAAGTAATTGATGTTTAGTGAGATAGATAAAACTATCTTTCCTGATAGCTGTGAGGTATTAGAGATAGTACCCTCACAGCTTTTCGTTTATCCAATTTTTAAAAACGGCAGTTCATCTCTAACTGAATCAGCACCTACTTACGGTTGGAAAACTATATCCGGTGCAGATATTGCCCAGATACAACAACCAATAACTGTGTTTCTTCGAGACCCAAAAGAAAGATTTATCAGCGGAGTAAATACTTTTTTACAACATTGTCATCGGGATTGTAAAAACCTTGACACTAATACAATTTTATTTTTTGTAAAAAAGTATTTGTTTCTAAACAGGCATTATGCACCACAATTTTATTGGTTAATTAACCTAGCTCGGTACAGCCGGTCTCCAATAAAATTTCAACATATGAATGACATTAGTCAGCTAACTCCTCATGTGACACGTGCCGGGATAGATCCTCCAACTGCAGAATTTTTACAAAGCATACAAGAGTTTCCGTGGGATCAACTTGAATTGTATTTTTTCTTGGATCAATTGTTAATTGAACGCATAGGAACAGAAATAACTTTCTTGGAACTGATTCATAGTATTAAAAATACTCACAAGGATCTTTACAATTTAATCTTCGAACAAACTTATAAAATATTTGATGTACTGCCCAAGACTTGATCATTTTGTTAGATTTAACCCTAACGGCACTGTGAGCCGATGTGGGCACATGACCGGCGCTCCTCAGTTTGATACATTAGAGTCTATGGACCTTAGCAGTTGGTTACAAACAGTCAAAGAACAATTTAAACAACAATCATGGCCTAGTGAATGCATACGTTGCCAACAAACTGAGAATCAAGGGCAAGGTAGCATTAGACTTAACTCAATTGAATTTGATAAAAAGCAAAAACAATTAGATTATTTAATTGTAGGTGGAGTGTTAGACAATGTGTGTAACAGTGCCTGTTTAACTTGCAATGAAAATTTAAGTACAAAGATAGGAAGTTTAAAATCAAAAACATATCCATTGATAGACAATACCAATAAATTTTGGGCACTACCGCAAGAACGTATTGTTCACTTGGACATCAACGGTGGAGAACCTAGTGCTAGTAAAAATTATCGTCAGGTACTGGCTAATTTGCCAAAGAATGTTAAAAGTGTTAGAGTCAATACCAACTGTTCTTTGATTATTCCAGAATTAGAAGTTTTAGTATCAAAAGGAATTGAAGTAACGGTCACTGTCAGTTTAGATGGTATTGGTGAAGTACACGATCAAGTTCGCTGGCCAATCAAGTGGAATAAGTTTTATCAAAATTTACAAAAGTATCAAACAATGGGTCTAACAGAATTAAACACATGGACTACCGTGAGTGCATTGAACATTGGAGATTTTGAAAATATTTTAAAATTTGTCAAGGAACACAAGTTATTACATTCCTATGCACTTTTAACAGCACCGGATGTGTTAAATGTTAAGTACACAAACTCACTAACTCAACCTTATCAACATGTCATGCCTGGTTATGTAGCAGTAGATAAAAACAATCAAGATGAGTTAAATCAGTACCTAACAGAACAAAAAAACATAAGATCATGAAAATAGCAATTACAGGACACACTGCGGGAATAGGACTGGCATTAGCCACTCAATATGCGTCACGTGGGCACGAGATCGTGGGGTTGAGTAAGAGAAATGGTCATAACATTCGGGTCGTTCCTAAAATTGCAGAATTAATAGAACCTTGCGATGTTTTTATTAACAATGCGCAGGCCGGTTATGCACAAACAGAATTGTTGTTTGAAATGGCCTCTCGCTGGCAAGGCACTAAAAAACATATTATTGTTATTAGCACAATGATGACTCAAGATCCGGTGTCGGTGCTTGAAGGATTAGACATGGATCAATACCGGATACAAAAAGTAGCCCTCGAGCAAGCAGTACAGCAAATCAGGCATCGTCGACTTGGAGTTCGCTTAACAATAGTGAGACCTGGTAATATTGCAACTAGCCCTGATAAAACAGTGCCACCAGCAGCCGATGTCGATCGTTGGGCCAGTGTATTGGTCAACATTTTTGAATTAGCAGAACCAGATTTATCAATACCCGATATATCGTTAGGACCAAAATGACTCCAAAGGATATATTAACCAATCCGTGTTTTTGTCCAATGCCTTGGACTGGTCTAATGTATAATTTTAACGGCACAGTTAAAAATTGTATTCGAAGTGTTGAGACCATGCCTATTGGCAATATCCAAGACAATTCTATTGAAGAAATTTTATTAGGACCTGAAAATCTTAACAGGCAAACCAGCATAGTTAATCAAACACCAATACCTAGTTGTCAAACTTGTTATGATCTAGAGCGAGGAAAAAAGGGTTTTGACATCATAAGTGATCGGATCTTTTATATTCGAGAACTCAAACAAGTACCATTATCAACTTACCAACCTGGAAACTTTGATTTACAGACTACTGACATCCGATGGAGCAATCTATGTAATTTTGCCTGTGTTTACTGTAGCCCTGAGTTTAGTAGTAAATGGAGTGATGAATTAAAAGTTCATGCAATCACACCAGTGGACACACAAAAGGAACAGTTCAAAAAATACATATATCAACACGCACCAAATCTTCGTCATGTATATCTAGCAGGTGGCGAACCGTTGCTAATGAAAGAAAATTTAGAACTACTTGAAAAATTAAACCCCAATGTACAATTACGCATAAACACTAACCTAAGTAAAGTTGATACACGTGTGTTTGAAGAAATATGTAAGTTTAAAAATGTACATTGGACAATCAGCGTTGAAACGATTGAACATGAGTTTGAGTACATTCGGTATGGCGGAAGTTGGACAGACTTTTTGGATAATTTAAAAATTATCAGTGAGTTAGATCATAAAATAACTTTCAACATGTTGCATTTTCTACTAAACTATGAAAGTATTTTTGAGTGTATAGACTACTTTAAAAACATTGGATTTCACAACAATAGTTTTGTAATCGGTGCATTGTTAAATCCATTATACCTAAATGTTAGACACTTACCAGAAAATGTGCTACAATCAGTCAAGGACACATTAGAATTTAGGATCAATCAATCTCCGGGTTATTTGCTCGAAGATAGTTATCGAAATATGTTACACTATATTCAACAACCTTTCGATAAAAGTCTTGATGATTCGTATGCCAAGCTAGAAGAGTTGGATCAACGAAGAAATTTAGATAGCAGTAAAGTTTTTAAAGATTTGTACAAATTAAGAGAAGGAAACAACCATGGCAAAACCATTTGACGTATCAAAGTTCCGCAAGGAAATTACCAAATCAATCGATGGATTGAGTATTGGTTTCAATGATCCAACTGATTGGATTAGCACTGGCAACTATGCCCTGAACTATCTTATTAGTGGAGACTTCCACAAAGGTATTCCGCTAGGAAAGGTCACAGTGTTTGCTGGAGACTCTGGTGCAGGTAAATCATATATCTGTTCAGGTAATATTGTTAAACACGCACAAGAGCAAGGTATCTTTGTTGTGTTAATTGACACAGAAAACGCTCTAGACGAAGCATGGTTGCAAGCATTGGGCGTAGACACAAGCGATAGCAAATTGCTTAAACTATCAATGGCCATGATTGACGACGTTGCAAAAACAATTTCAACATTCATGAGTGACTACAAAGCATTACCTGATGGCGAGCGTCCAAAGGTATTGTTTGTAATTGACTCGTTGGGTATGTTGTTGACTCCAACTGATGTTAATCAGTTTGAAGCAGGTGAAATGAAAGGTGACCTAGGTCGTAAGCCTAAAGCACTTACAGCATTGGTTCGTAACTGTGTAAACATGTTTGGTAGCTACAACGTAGGAATGGTAGTAACTAACCACACATATGCATCACAAGATATGTTTGACCCAGACGACAAGATCTCAGGCGGTCAAGGTTTTATCTACGCATCAAGTATTGTTGTTGCTATGAAGAAACTTAAACTCAAAGAGGACGAGGACGGCAACAAAGTTTCTGAAGTTAACGGTATTCGTGCCGCATGTAAGATCATGAAAACACGTTATGCCAAACCTTTTGAAGGTGTGCAAGTTAAGATTCCTTACACAACAGGTATGAGTCCTCACAGTGGTTTAGTTGACTTGGCTGAGAAAAAAGGTATTCTTAAGAAAGATGGCAACCGTTTGGCATTTGTTACCAGCGATGGTGAAATCTTAAAAATGTTCCGCAAAGCATGGGAAACCAATGAAGATGGTTGCTTGGACAAATTAATGGCAGACTTTGCAAATCAGAAAAGCGAGGTAAGTACTCCAGAAGAAACAGCAGAAGGAGAAGCGTAATATGGCAGTAAATTTAGCAAATGAAGTTTGGCAAGAAATCAAGCGTTATGTCAATGGCATGGATCGCGCAGAAGCTGCAGAAGCATTGGTCAGTGTACTAATCGACAACGATGTTAGTGCCGAAGAAATCAAAGCGGCTTTTAAAAGCGACAGCGAAGTCAAACAAGCATTAAAGCAATACCTTGATGATCACGCCGAAGAAGAAGACGATGATGATTACGACGACGATTACGACGAGGATGACGAAGAGGACGAGGACTACTAATGGAAAAAAAGTACTTCCCTATTCAAACTGATACAGCGTGTCAGTTAAAATGGGCATGGAGTACTTTATATCTATATTCAGGATCAACTGCATCCTGTCATCGAACAGGCTGGTCCTCGGTTACTCCCGACAGCTTTGACAGTTTTCATAATACAGATAAAAAAATATCTGATCGCAATGACATGCTAGCAGGAGTTTGGCCCAAGGACAGTTGTCAATACTGCAAAGATATTGAATCCAGCGGCGGTGTCAGCGATCGAATGTTTCATAATTCAATTCCTGGACTCAGTCCTTCTGAACTTGATACAAACCTCAAAGCTACAGCAGTTACACCTACAATATTGGAAGTTTATTTTAATAACACTTGTAATTTGAGTTGTGTGTATTGTTTGCCTGCGTTGAGTTCAAAGATCAATCACGAGAACAAAAAGTTTGGATTATTTGATTCAAATGGTGTTACTCTGAAATCCGTTGATTTGTCTCCTGATTACCCTGAAATTCTTGAAAAATTTTGGCAATGGTTTTCAGTACATTCTGTGGATTTAAAAAGATTTCAAGTACTCGGTGGAGAACCATTTTATCAACCAGAGTTTGATAAATGTATAGAATACTTTGAATCAACTAGCCATCCTGATCTTGAATGGGCTATTGTAACAAATCTTATGATCCCGTTGTCAAAACTAGAAACATATGTAGATCGTTTTAAAAAGTTGCTGATTGGAAAAAAACTCAAACGCATTGAAATAACCTGTAGTATTGATTGCTGGGGACCCGAACAAGAATTTGCACGTTGGGGAATGAATCTAAGTCAATGGGAAAATAACTTTGAATACTTACTGAAGCAAAAGTGGCTTACAGTCAATATCAATCAAACAATCAGTTTGTTGACTATAAAAACTATGCCGGTCTTATTGGCCAAGTTGAACCACTGGAGAGAACAACGTCCGGTAGGGCATTTTTTTAGTGTCGTAACACCTCAGCCCACATATCTTCATCCTAACATATTAGGTCCGGATATTTTTAAAAATGATTTTGATGAAATTCTTAATTTAATGCCAAATAACATCAATTACACTTACATGGAAGGTATAGCAAATGACTATGCAAAATCATCAGCTGATCAGACTGAAATTGTAAAGTTAAAAACTTACCTTGATGAAATTGATAGAAGAAGAAATACAGTATGGAAAAACACTTTTCCATGGTTGTCACAGGAGTTAGAACATGTGGTATAGCAAAGTTGTAGCAAGTCTAGGTTGTCTTCCCGACTTTATTCAGTATTACGAAAAAGAGTTAGAGGAGGCCAAGCGAGATTGTTGTATTGGTGGCCTGGTAGAAAAAAATATTTCTGCCTTGCCGGGTATCACCGAGCATCGTTTCAACCAACTACAAGAAATTGAGGCAGTACTTAACTTTCTTAATATTCAACTACGTAAGATTCGTAGAAAACACTTTCAGAAGTATCTGGAAGCCTATGCAAGAGCCCTAACCAGCCGAGACGCTGAAAAGTACGTTGACGGCGAAGATGAAGTAGTGGACTTTGAAACTATTATCAACGAAGTGGCTTTGTTGAGAAATAAATGGTTGGGCATTCTCAAAGGCCTTGATGCCAAACAATGGCAAATGGGTCATATTGTACGTCTGCGTACAGCCGGCATGGAGGATATTACAGTATGACATTCAGAAACGCAGAAGAAAGTCACGCACATAGTTTAAACACACTCAACGAGTTGTACGAATACGATGATTTTATGAGCAGTATTGAAACTGTAGTAGATCTAGGATGCGGCACTGGTTTAGATCTAGAATGGTGGGCCACTAGAACAACAAGAGATGACAATCCTGAACCGTTGAACATTGATTGTATCGGTGTGGATTTGTTACCAAAATTATCAATAGCAAAACAATATTCAAATGTCACTTATCAATCAGTTGATTTTGAAACTCAGATTAATCCTAAGAAAGGTACCTTGTTTGATGTTTTGTGGTGTCACGATGCTTTTCAATATGCACTGAACCCAATTAAGACTTTAAGTCAATGGTGGAATATTTCCAACGATGGTGCAATGATGGTGTTGATACTTCCACAAACAACTAGCTTTAAGTCCAAACAAGACATAATCACTCAAGGCACAGGAATTTACTATCATTATACATTGGTTAACTTAATTCATATGCTGGCTGTTTCGGGATGGGATTGCGCCGGTGGATTTTTTAAAAAAGTTCCAACAGATCCGTGGTTGCATGCAGTGGTGTATAAAAGCCAACACAAGCCAATAAATCCTGGCACTACCAGTTGGTACGAGTTGGCAGATAAAAAATTATTACCAGAATCAGCAGAACATTGTATCAAACGATTTGGGGAACTTAGACAGCAAGAATTAATCTTGCCTTGGTTAGACAAAAGTCTAAGACATATGGGATTGCAATAATCTCTGTAAGGGCAGTCCTGATTCTATTTCTGGTATAGTCCACTCAGTGTGTGCTAACTGTTCAATCCATTGTGTTCGGTCTGGACGCAATGGATTTTCTATTTGTGACAAATCTAAATTTGCAACTGGAGCAGCCAAGCTAGTCGATCCAACAAATGCCGGTACACCATTTAGCACAGCCTGCGTTCCGGGTCCTGAGTTATGATTAATCACAGCCCAGGTAGTTTTTAAACATTGATCATAGTCGAAACTGTCGTATGTTCCTGGAATGGGCCGAGGACTTTCAATTACACAACCTGGTATGTTGGCAATGCGTTCTCTAGGGTGCGGACGTATTACTATAGGCTTATCACTGTACTGTCTAATTTTTCTAGCAGTTTCTGTTAGCCATGCAACAGTAGGTGGTTGTCCGGACCATTGTTCACTGTCACTGCGTTGACAAGCAACAACAATATTGTATCCTCCATTGGTCCAAGGTTTGATATTGAGTCCTAGATCTCTAGCACGATCGGGGATTAGTTCTGTTCCGTAATAGGCATTGATACCAGTGCCGTTGATTCCTAACTTCCAGGTTAGTCCTCGACGTAACATTCCTACTTCAGCAACAATGACCGGTCGGTTAGTAGAACGGTATAATTCCCAAATTTGTTGATTTGGTTTCATACGTCCAGCCCATAACATTGACCAAATTACTGCCACATCAGCTGAACTATCCATACTGGTATGTTCTATGCCAATGCGGTCAAGTCCTTTACGAATTGCTGCAAGAACTGGTGAACTGTTTAATGCACCGTATTGATCAAAAATACTTACTCTCATAAATTATCCATTAAATATTTAACTATGATTATTCCAGATATGCAAGGAACTTGCACACAACAAAATTTTTTTATATACGCAGCCTGCGATCAAAAATACTTTGATGAGTTTGGTCAAGAATTCATTCGAAGCATACAAAAAAATACCAACTTGGGTATCCATATACATGTTTTCAACCCAACAGAACAACAGATTGACTTTTGCAATACCTCTTCTAATGTATCTATGACATATGAGCATGTGCCTGTAGATTTATTTCACTCTGCTGCATCAAAATGGAATACTACTCCTGTTGCAGAACCATTGGCATCTCAATATGCTCGCACCCTAACAGCCATGCGCAAAGGACGAGATTCAAGTATACTTGAACGTATGCAAAAAACATACTATGCCTGTGCTAGATTTATTAGATTGCATCAACTGTTTAAGGACACACCAGCACTGTGTGTAGACGTTGATGCTGTGGTTAGAAAATCTATTCCAACTTTAAACAGTTCTCATGATTTTTACATACACAGAATAACTGGAAAAAAAGCAAGATTCCTAGCTGGTGGGTTATATCTCAATCCAACAACTAATACAAGAAGTTTTTTACAAGAATATTCAACTCAGTTAGATTCGTATATCAAACAAGATTACATATACTGGGGATTAGATCAAGACTTACTGGATCCTATTGTACCAAAATATAACTTTGGACAGTTACCAATGGAATACATTGATTGGGACATGAAGGACAACAGCTATATTTGGACCGCCAAAGGTACTAGAAAAGAACTAGAATCTTTTGTCAATGAGAAGAAGAAATATACTTCTTGATTGCTAACCACAGTTGCCCACTTTTTACTTCTTCGTTGCTCCAGTGAATGTTGGCAATTTTATGTATCCATTCACTACGGTCGGGCATTGGTGGCTGTATAATTTGAGTTAGATCAGTAAAAGCAACGTCAGCAGCCCAACTATGTTGTGGATCTTCGATGTAGCCTGGAACACCCTCAATTGCAGAGACTACATTGGGCGTAGAATTATATCCTACAGTACACCAACAGTTTACTAAGTCTTCTCTTATGTTGTCTTTGTTGGATATTGAAATACTGTTACCGTAACGTTTTTGTAACTTTTCAATTTGCTTGAATCTTGATCCGTCTCCTGGATGCATACGAACTACAATTGGTCGTTTAGGATCAATTTTACGTAGCTTATCAATGGTCTTGTCTAACCAGTGGTCTTGATCATTGCCAAACATGTTCCATCCTTTGGGTCGCTGACACAGTATCAATATGTGTTGCCCATTGGCACCAGTTCTCCATGGCTTGAGTTCTGCACCGTGCCACTGACTATAAGTTGACCATTTTGTACGATCTAAATCTTGGAAGAAGTAGGTTCCGTCGTTGGGATATACACTGTTTAAACTGTAACGATGCCATTCGTGTTCTTTTCTAGAGTAATGCAAAATATTGCTGTCTACAAATACTTGAGGAGTTTTTTGAGCTTTTAAACTATTAATAATTTTTTTTCTAAAGTTATCTTCCAGCGTGTAACCCAGTACAAATCCGGCATCCAATGGTTGGTCCGGCAAAGCATTGTCTCTATATTCAACAACTTGATCTCCTTGCGTTAGTACGCCAGCACGAAAATTATCCATTAGCATAACCTTGTTTGAGAACTTATCCGGGTTTCTAATAGAGTTATAAAATATTCCTACTTTCATCGATCAACCTCAGCGTCAGGATCAGTTGATGCGGTAATAACTAATTCTTTATAATCATTGTCGTTGATATCATCACCTAGTTCTTTGCTCCATTCTTTGCTTTTGGTCATTGAAATATTGCCTTCTTCTGGCAGAGTATTTCTGCCCATGATATAATTGTGAATGTATATGGGTGTAATAAATTGGTTAATGGCATTGTCTGCTGGGTACCAATAGGGTTTATAAAATTTGATTAAGCCAAGAGCTGCATCAGGAGTAATAGCATAACCACTGGCTCCTGGCATGCTAAAGTTTTTCCAAGGAACAGCACAAGGTATTCCAGTGGGATTTTCTAAGTATGTTTTGTTAGGCTCAGATAAAAAACTTGACTTTCCAAGACTCAGTATCAGCACTCCAGTAAACTCTATAGGATTCCAACCACGGTAAAATTTAACATCATCCTCAAAAATCATAACAGGCTCGTTGAGTTCCACACACTTTTGCCACAAAGCATAGTGACTGTAAAAACACCCAACAACTCCAGGACGACTTAATTTTCCTATGTGGTCGTCACTGATTAACTGACGCTCTACAATGTTATAGTGATAGCGTTTTTTAAATTCTTCGTACAGTTTGGGTCGAATCAATCGTTTAAGATCAGCATCGTCAATTGTGCGATTTTTAATGCTGTACGGATACAGTTTTTTCTTTGCTTTTGCAGCAAGTTTTACGGCAACATCACCGGGCACACCTTCAAACAACCCAGCATCCAGACCGTACGAATTCAATTTTTTTACCATGTAGTCTGCGTGTCGAACGCTGTGTTCACGTGATGGTAAGTAGATTATAAAAGCTTTCATGTATTATATATGTATATAAATATTTAGTAGCAACAATATTACTGTCAAGGAAAAACACAATGTCGTTTAGTTTAAAATCAGGCAAGGCTGAAACACTAGCTTGGTTCAAATCCAATGAGTCTACTATTAAAACTGTGGTAGACATTGGAGCTGGATCAGGAACCTATATCAAACTCATAAAAGAAGAAGCTCAATGTTGTGTTGATGCTAATTGGATTGGTGTAGAAATTTGGAAACCATACATAGAAGAATTTAAGTTAGAAACCCGCTATACTCAAATTATCAATCAAGACATACGCACAGTGGACTGGACAACATTGAACCCTGATGTTGTCATTGCTGGCGATGTGCTAGAACACATGACCAAACAACAGGCTGTAGAATTGGTAGATCGTATTCTATCAGTGGCCAAAACTTTGATTGTGAGTATACCCATTAGATACATGCCTCAAGATGAACACGCCTATGAAAATCCTCACGAAGCTCATATCAAAGACGACTGGAGTCACGATGAAGTTATGGATACCTGGGGACATTATATATTTGACTCATATCGTAAAAGTCAGAAGAGTAAATTGGGTGTATACTGGTTAAGGAAACAATGAGAACTCTAGAACAACTTAGATCAGACTTTGTTAATTTAAACATACATCCAATTGCTTGGCTAGGTGACAGCCCAACTAGATTTGAAACTTATCAGAACTATGCTAGCCGTGTTGACAACATAGTTGAATTTGGAGTGTATACTGGGTTAAGCACATGTGCTTGGCTGTCAGGATCTCCAAAGAAGTTACGCAGCTACGATATTACTGATGCCAATTTAACAGTACTTGATGAATTAAAAAACTGTGCAAAACAGAAAAACATTGATTTTGAATTTTCTATAGCCAACAGTTTAGAAATAGACATTGAGCCATGTGACTTGTTGTTTATTGATACAGTACATACTAAAAAACATTGCTTGGCTGAGCTTGATCGTCATGCCAAGCAAGCCAGTCAATACATTGTGCTTCATGATCCCACTGAGTGGCCAGGAGTATTTGAAGCTGCAATTACTTTTTTACACTACAATCACGAATGGCATATTGTAGAACACTGTAACAAAGGTTCAGGATTGCTGGTATTAGAACGCTATGCTTAATGTTGTATGCGTGTTAAGGCAAGGCGGTAAAGTAGGCTACACCGCTGATTGGGTTGACAAACTCCAGCGTGGCGTACAACGTAATTTAACTCGCCCACATCGTTTTGTGTGTTTTAGTGATTGCGAAGTTAATTGCGAAAGAGTTGAGTTACAAACCGGTGATCACGGTTTCTGGTCAAAAATGCAAATGTTTAAACCCGGTGTTCTTAATGGGCCAACTTTATACTTAGATCTTGATACTGTGATTTGCAACAATATTGATTTGATTGTTGAACGCATACAACAACAGTCATTTGTGATGTGGATCGAGGAAGATAAAAATATACATTCCAGTGCTTTTATGTATTGGCATGGAGATCACAGTTATCTTTGGAATAAATTTATTAGCAAACCACTGAGCTATTGGGAATCGTTGTACAGTGTTCCACCGTTATACGGAGACCAAGCTATTATTAGTGAAAATACCAATCATACTGTGCTGACAGATCACTGTCCAACAGAATGGTTTCATATAGCATCTTACAAAGATCCTCGTCGAGACCTTAGTCAGGTAAAAATGTTGATGTTTAGAAAAGTATCACAAAAGCCCAGCACAATGGACTATCATCCCCTGGTACAACAACACTGGATTTAATTAGAAGGTCGTTGCAGACAGTAATCTGCTAATAAGTGTTCTCGATGCCATTCGTCACCTTGAGGAGTTGTGGCAAATTCATGAAAGCAAGGTGTACCTAGTGTATAGTGTAATAGCTTGGCATCTGGGTTAGGACCGTACTCGTCGGGTAACCAGTTCCACTCTCGGGGCAGTTCTCCAATTCGAGCATCTTCAATCCAGGTAAACCTATGTAGTTGAGCACCAGTGGCTTGTTGAACAAATTCTGGTGTGAGTTTCCGGTTAGGATGATTGGCGCAATTCCATAGTATCACACTTGACCAATTTTTTCTTGGATAGTTTTCATTCTTAGAGCCAAGATATTTTTCAGTCATGCGAGTTTTATAATCGTGTTTGACAACCATGACATCTTTGTTGTCTTCTCGCAAATTCCAAAGTTTGACTATGTCATCTCTTACTATCATATCACCGTCTATAAAAATTGCCCAACCGTTGTACTCCATCAGGTGGGGTACTAAAAAACGGCTGTATATAAATTGGTTACTACCATCAGTGTGTGTTTCGTTATAGTCAGTGAATAAATTCAATGCTAGAGGGATAATAGCCACTGGTTGACTGGCCTGTCTAATAATACTATTAGCACAAGTGTGGTAAGCTACAGCTTCTCTAGGATCGTATCCTACAAAAATTGGAATGGGTTTCATTCTTTTCTTTCAATGTCATCTTCGGTACAATCTTCGCCGTATTGTATCTCAACAATTCTACAAGGCACATCAA